TCGTAGCACCGAACGATGTTGTGGGTAACGCAATTAACGCGGCCACCAACGTAGCCAATACGGCGTCCAATGCTATTGGTAACGCGTCCAATGCTATTGGTAACGCGATAAGCGGACTAGGCTCGCCATCCGTAAGTGCACCATCCGTAAGTGCACCATCCGTAAGTGCACCAAGCGTGGACTACGGCAATCCGGGCGGCTTGTTCGGTTTCGAGGCTGATCCGGGTTACAGCCCGTATGGTGCTGTAACGTCGTTCGCGTCCCGTGGTTACCGAAACGGTGGCGCTGTACGAGGCGGTATCGGCAGCTTCTTCCCGGTCAGATAAGCCACTGCTTGGCATTCTCACCGAGGACTTGGCCGGCGAGGTCGATCTTGTTGCGTAGTGCGCCGATGATCTTTTCATCGACCGTATCGGGCGATATCAGGTCTATGTAGGTCACGGCGTTCCGCTGACCGATACGATGTGCGCGGTCCTCGGACTGTAACCGTATCTCCAGATCGTAGCTGTTAGAATAGTAGATCACTGTGTTTGCGGCTGTTAACGTAATGCCGTATCCGCCGGTGCGCGGCTGACCCACAAAAAACCGCAGCGGGCTATCCTTATCTTGGAACCGCTCGACGGTGATCTGACGATCATCTTGTGGCGTATCACCGTAATAGGTTGCGACCGCCTCGGGCCCGAAGCGGTCGCGCAGGGCCTCGGCAACCTTCTGGATGTCGTGTGTCCACGTCGCCCAGATGATAGCTTTGCCCTGAAGCTCGTCGCAGATATCAAGCAATTCGCTCAGTCTGTTGTTGGGTATCTCCTGCGTAACGCCATCGTCTGGCGTCAGGAACCCGCAACAAATCTGCTGAAGCCGCATGATCTGCGTTAAAACGCTAGCCGTTGTCGCCAGTTCGCCGTTGTCGAACATGGCCAGCGCCAGTTTCTTCATCTGTAGGTACAGAGATTTCTGCTCGTCGGTCAGTGGCACATCGCGCCGTATGTAGAGCTTCTCCGGAAGATCGAGACAATCCTCCTTCAGAACGCGACTGCTGAACTTGTCGAGCTTCTCCGACAACTCGTCCAGCCGGCGGTAACCTACGACCTCTTGGAACGACCGGTGCCCCATCGCACGGCGCTGTACTACGGCATACCTGTTCTGGAAGGCGAAGTACGAATTGTAGCCAAGGGCTTTCGGTTCGAGGAACAGACATTGACTGTAAAGATCGAGGGGGCTCTTCGTAATCGGCGATCCGGTCAGGATGCGGCGATATTTGGTGTAGACGGCTAGCGCCACAACATTACGCGTCCGCGTCGCGGTGCGGCTCTTGATTGTCGTGCTCTCGTCCACCACCATGATGTTATCGGGATAACGCTTGAGAAAATTTAGCGCGGCAGCCGTACCACGAGGCGTGGACAGCGCTTCGATGTTCATGACGAACAGGCGCAAGTGCCGTGGACCGTGGTCCATGAGCCCTGCAATCTCCTCCTCGAATTTCTTGGTCTTGGCCGGCGTCCAACGGACCACGAGCCTCTCGATGCGCTTCGGCATGTGAATTGGAATTTCACCGCGCACCCAGTTGTCGTAGACGCCTTTTGGCGCGACGATAAGAGCGGCGTTGATTTTCCCGTCCTCGTAGAGCGCGGCGATGGTATCGATGGCCACCTTGGACTTGCCGGTCCCCATCTCCATGAACAGTGCATAGAACGGCGCGGACCACGAACCACGGAACACGTCCTCTTGGTGCTGGAACGGCTTCGTCTCGAATTCGTACATGATGCGATTTCCTGTTGACGCAGGAACAATATCGAATTATATAGGGGATTGTCAAGGCCCGACAGGAGCCTTTAACGACGAAGGAGACTGCAATGACAGACATTCTGTCACAGATGGAAGAGGACTTTGAGGCTACGGCCGCCTCTTCCGTAGATAAGATCGACCAAGGAGAGCTAACTACGGTAGCTCGCTTGGCGAGAGAAATCCGGGACAAGGAGATAAGGATAGCCGAGCTTGAGGCTCTGCTCAAGGAAGAAAAGCGTCTGATGCTCAAGCTGACAGACGAGGAGCTTCCTAACATCTTCTCCGAGATGGGTCTCTCCAAGCTGGCTCTCGATGACGGGTCTCAGATAGAGGTCCGACCGACATACGGCGCTTCGATCTTGGTCGATAACAGGCCAGCGGCCTACGATTGGCTAAGGGAGAACGGCTATGACGATATCATCAAGAACTCAGTCACGTGTTCGTTCGGGCGCGGCGAGGATGACCAAGCTAGCGCGTTTGCGTCGTTCGCAGAGCAGCAGGGCTACCTGCCCGAACAAAAGACAGAAATTCACCCCCAAACGCTACGCGCTTTCGTCAAAGAGCGCTGCGAGAATGGGGATGAATTCCCAATGGAACTTTTCGGCGCATTCGTTGGACAGCGCGCTACTATCAAGAGGAGCAAGTAACATGGCTACGCAACAGGTTGCGAAGAAGGAAGAGAACGCTGTCGCAGTATTCGATGCGTCGATGTTTGAGGCAGATGCTGGTGCCGGCAACCAGAACATGGGTGTCGAGGACCTCGCCCTGCCGTTCCTCAAAATTCTGTCAGGGCTTGACCCCATCCTTGACGAGCTTGAGGAAGCGCGTAAGGGCGACATCTACAACACCGTGTCCGGTGCGGTGTACAAGGGCAAGGACGGTGTCCGTGTTATCCCGTGTGCCTACATGCGTCGGTTCATCCAGTGGGCGCCCCGAGGCTCTGGAAGTGGAGCGCCGTCGGCTATCTACGCGCCGGGGGATGATATCCCCAAGACGCAGCGGTCGCCGGATGACAACAAGGAATACGTTGTCGGCGGCGGCGGTGAGTACATTGAGGAGACGCATCAGCATTTCGTGCTGATCCTCAACGATGACGGCACCGTCGAGACGGCGCTCATGGCGATGAAGTCCACGCAGCTAAAGAAGAGCCGAAAATGGAACTCCATGATCCAGTCGTTGACGATGCAGGGGAAGAACGGCCCGTTCACGCCGCCGCGCTTCAGCCACGTGTATCGTGTCAAGTCTGCCAGCGAAGAGAACTCGAAGGGTTCTTGGCATGGCTGGGAGATGTCGCGCGAAGGGCCGGTCGAGGACATGGCCGTTTACCTCCGTGCGAAGGCGTTCTCTGAGAGCGTGCTTTCCGGCGATGTCGTCGTAAAGCACGAGAGCGAGACTCGTACCGTCAATAACGACGACGTGCCGTTCTGATCATAAAGCGGGGGCGACAGCCCCCGCTACTCTCTCGGGGTTGAGATGTCAGCAGAAAAATTTGCTGCCATTTTCGACGGTCTTCAGGCCGCGCATGGCACGTTCGTCATCGAGAAGACTGCTGCGAATGGCAAAAATACGGGAAGAGCCGGTATCGTCCGTGAACCACGGACCGCGCGCACTTGGGAGGAACACCTCGCTGGCAAACGCTCGCTTGGCATAATTCCTATTGACGAGAATAACGAATGTCGGTGGGGCTGCATCGACATCGACCAGTATCCCCTCGACCACAAGCTGCTTGTCGAGAAGATTCGGCGCATGAAGCTGCCGATCATCGTGTGTCGCTCGAAGTCAGGCGGCGCGCATTGTTTCGTATTCATCCGTGGCCGGGTATCGGCCAAGGATATGCAGACGACCTTACAGCAGGTTTCGGCGGCGCTGGGGTATGGCGGCAGCGAGATTTTCCCCAAGCAGGTCGCCCTTCGGTTGGACCGTGGCGATGTCGGAAACTTCCTGAACCTGCCTTACTTCAATGCGGAGGAAGGCCTCCGTTATGCCATCAACGATGACGGCACGGCGGCGACGCTCGATGAATTCTTCTCGCTGTACGAGGCTCACGCCCTAACACCAGAGGCGCTTCTCGCCTTACAGATCACGGACGACAGTCAGTCGTCTTGGACAGGCGCGCCGCCGTGTCTACAGATAATCTGCGCGAATAAGATCAGCGAGGGCGGCCGCAACAACGGCCTGTTCAATATCGGCGTCTACCTCCGCAAGGCGTTCCCGGATAGCTGGGAAACGGAAATCCTCACGTATAACCTCACGTATCTTGAGCCACCGCTTCCTCTCAGCGAAGTCAACATCATCGCCAAACAGCTAGGCCGCAAGGACTACGCATATAAATGCAGCGATGCGCCGATCAACGCCCACTGCGATAAGGTTCTCTGCCGCACGCGAAAGTTTGGTGTAGGGGGCGGCGCGCAGAACGCCCTTGTCGGCAATCTGCGGAAGTACAACTCGGCACCGCCCGTCTGGTTCATAGACGTGAACGGTGAGCCGCTCGAACTCGACACAGACGCTCTAATCGAACAGAAGGCCTTCCAGCGCGCCTGCATGGAGCAGCTAAACTTCATGCCCGGCACAATGAGCAAGCAGAACTGGGAAGCTCGTATAGGCACCCTGATGACCGAGATGCGCGACAACGAGAGCGCTATCGTAGAGGTCGCCGAGGATGCCAGCATTAACGGTCAATTCTACGATTACCTCGAAGAGTTCTGCCGTCACCTACAGCAGGCTCAAGACAGGGAAGAGATTCTGCTCCGCCGGCCTTGGACCGACGAGGAGCAGAAGATCACCTACTTCCGCTTGCGCGACTTCGAGGCGCATCTGCGGAAGAACAAATTCTTCGAGTTCAAGAGCCACAAGATTGCCCAGCGCCTGCGCGACATAAACGGTCAGAGCGTCCTACTGAAGATCAAGGGGCGGCCTATCCGTGTCTGGGCGATCCCGGCATACGGCTTCGCCGACATCGAGTTCGATGGACCAAACTTCAACGACGAGGAGGTTCCTTTCTGATGAATAGGGACGAGGAGATCGTTCATCTCTGGAAAAATGAACTCATGACCCTGTCAGCCATTGGCAAGCGGTTTGGGCTGACGCGCGAGCGCGTGCGCCAGATCGTTAGCAAGAAAAGGACTCAGAATGTTCCGAATATTCGGACCACCGGGAACAGGGAAGACAACGACGCTGCTTAATATGGTGGATGACGCTCTGGCGAGCGGCATCCGGCCAGACAGCATAGCGTTTCTTGCCTTCACGCGGAAAGCAGCTAACGAGGCAAAGGAGCGGGCAGCATCCCGCTTCAACCTCGACCCGGATAAAGACCTGCCTTTCTTCCGGACGATACATAGTCTGGCATTGGCTCGTGCTGGCATCCGGACAGAACAGGTCATGCAGGCAAACCACTACCGTGACCTAGCGGCAGTGATCGGATACTCGTTTCGTAACGTAGCGGACTCTGCGGACGACGATATCTTCAACATGAAGATGAACGATCCGATCCTGAGCCTCATCAGTCTGGCGCGCCTGAGAAAAGTGGAGTTGCGCGAGCAGTACAACAGCAGCAACCTGTGGGAGGACTGGAACCTCGTCCAGTTCGTTTCTCAGGCCCTGACCGAGTACAAGAACAAGTTCGGGCTTTACGATTTCACGGACATGCTGAGTGTCTTCATAGAGCAGCAAGCGCAGGTCTGCCCGAAGTTCAAGCTGACGTTCCTCGATGAGGCGCAGGACCTGTCCCCACTACAGTGGGACATCGCCCACATACTGGACGCCCATTCTGAGCGGATGTACGCCGCTGGTGACGATGATCAAGCTATCTTCCGGTGGGCCGGCGCAGACGTTGACCACTTCATCAATCTCGAAGGTAGCGCCGAGGTCCTCGAACAGTCCTACCGCGTGCCGTGGGCCGTGCACCAGATCGCGGACACCATCGCCAAGCGCATCGTGCGCCGATATCCCAAGAAGTATAGACCGCGCCCCGAGAAGGGCCGCATCCAGCGTGTGTCCACGGTGTCGGAAATTGACATGCACGAGGGCACGTGGCTGATCCTCGCGCAGGCCGGTTACATGCTCAACTCGATTGCGGGAGAGCTAAGGGGTCTCGGTCTGCTGTTCTATGATCGCGGCCGTCGGTCCATTCCCGAGAAGATAAGCACGGCGGTCAACGCATGGGAGCGCCTGCGGAAGGACTACAAAATTACGGGAGCCGAAGCCCGTATCGTCTACAGCTTCATGTCTACAGGCGACCGGATACAACGCGGTTTCAAGAAGCTGACCACGCTCGAAGATGACGCCGCCGTCGATCTCGAAACGCTGATCACGCATCACGGCCTTCTGGCAGATCGCGATATGATTTGGCACGACGCTATGGATTTGTTGCCGGATCGAGAGCGAGCTTATATTGTGGCGCTACTGCGCCGAGGGGAAAAGTTCAATGCTCCTCCCCGTATCACAATATCCACGATCCACGGATCAAAAGGTGGCGAAGCTGACAATGTCGTTCTACTGACCGATTTGTCACCTGCCGCCGAGGCTGCCGCACAAGTCGATGCGGATGATCTACACAGGGTCTTTTACGTAGGGGTAACCCGTACAAAAGAAAACCTGTTCCTCGTAGAACCAGAAGATTACAGCCGGAGCTACAACATATGACCAGAGATGAGTTCTTGTCGGAAGCGGGTCGTTTGATTAACCACGACCGAAACAAGGATTACGGTGATGCCCAAAGAAATTTCGCGGATATCGCCGACATCTGGTCCGTCATCCTCAATAGACAGGTCACCACCAAAGAAGTAGCTCTGTGTATGATCGGGGTGAAGATGGCGCGGCTCTCAAAGAGCCCTGACCATGACGACTCTTGGATTGACATCTGCGGCTATTCAGCCCTCGGCGGGGAATTGGTATGACCCTTCAAATGTCCATGTTCCCGCCGAAATCCGAGTGGGTCCCCCACGCTGAATATCCTGACCTAACGCAGGCGAAGCGCATCGCAATCGATGTCGAAACGAGAGACCCCGACATCAAGACGCGCGGCCCCGGCTGGGCCACGGGAAACGGCGAGGTGGTGGGCTACGCCATCGCTACAGAAGATTGGTGCGGCTATGTCCCTGTGCGTCATCTCGGCGGCGGAAACGTGGACGAGCGCGTGATTGGCAAGTGGCTCAAAAAGGTTTTCGAGTGTCCCGCCGACAAGATCATGCACAACGCCCAGTACGACGCCGGCTGGATACGCCGAATGGGTTTCACCCTAAACGGCCGCATCATCGATACGATGGTCATCGCGTCCCTTCTTGACGAAAACCGTTTCAGCTACTCCCTCAACTCGTTGAGCTACGACTATCTCAACAAGACTAAATCGGAGAAGGGCCTGATAGAGGCCGCTCGGCAATTCGGCCTCGATCCAAAAGCAGAAATGTGGAAGATGCCGGCCCAGTTCGTCGGCCCCTACGCAGAGAACGACGCCCAGTTGGCGCTGGAACTCTGGTCCTATTTCTCCGTGGAACTCGGCAAGGAAGAGCTTTGGCCGATTGCCAATCTCGAACTCGATCTGCTCCCCGTCCTGATCGACATGACGTGGCGCGGCGTCCGAGTGGACTTGGACCGCGCGGAACGGACCAGAAATCACATCCTGAAACAGGAGCAGGCTGTGATGAAGCAGATCAAGGAACTGACCGGGGCCAACATCGAGATATGGGCAGCCCAGTCTCTGTCGAAGGCGTTCGATGCG